TTGAGGTTGTAAGACCAAGTCAAGAACTCAACACAGCTGCATCACCAGACGGAGTGCAACTGAAACTTAATATTGATATTGATTTGAGTTCAGCGAATGATTACAATTTAACGATACTTAGAAGCTCAAACAATGATGTATTATTCAATCAAGACTTTACAGATTCTACAGACTTCAATTTAATATTTTCCTCATCTTCTGATGAAGACGGTTTTTTATATGGTGAGGGAATTGTAGATATAAAGTTTTTACTAACTACAACAAGTACACTTACATTTTCACAAATAGAAATTACAGCAACTCCCCAAGACCACAATTTCTTAGGTACTGTTGTAAGTGACGGTACAGCTGGAGTTTATAGATTACAAGCGTTGAGTACAGCTAATCAAGTGATTATTTCAAGACACATACCTAAAATGAAAGTAATTGACTTTCTAACAAATATTTTCAAAATGTTTAATCTAGTTGCTTTTAAACAAGATGATGTTATACAGGTTTTGCCATTTGACGAATTTAATTTACAGGGTGTTAATTATGATATTACTAAATATGTAGATACGAAAAAAAGCACCATAGAAAAAATATTACAATACAAAAACGTCAAATTCAATTTCAAGAGTAAAAAAAGTTTTTTAGTTCAAGAACAAGAAGAACTATTAGGAAATAATTTTGCTGGGGAAAGCTACCCTTCTTCTAATGACAATGAGTGGGACGGTGGGGATTTTGCAGTAGAACTAGACTTTGAAAAAATGTTGTTTGAAAGGGTTTCAAATTCAGACACAAACGCAATTACAACTATAGGACAAGGTGCGATGATTGACAAAGACTTTAACCCTACAATTGGCAAACCCTTATTGTTGTATATCAAAAATGAATCTTTAGGCTCAACAACTTTTACTTTCCAAAATGGAACAGCTGGGAGTACACAAACCTTAACCACTTATAATAGACCAAGTCAAGTGTTTGTAAACTCTAGTAGTGCTGTAAGTGACACATCCTCATCTTTAAATTTTGGTTTGGAAATAGACGAGTTCTTTTTAGAACCTAAGGGAACTAATTTATTTTCTAAATACTATCTCAATTATATTACAAGCATATATAACAGACAGGGTAGAATAAAAAAACTAGAAGCCTTTTTACCTACGCACATATTACTAAATTTTAATTTGAATGATAAGTTTATCATAGGCAACAAGTCTTATCGTATAAATTCAATCAAGAGCAACCTATTAACTAAAAAAAGTAACTTAGAGTTGTATAGTCTTTCTGAATCTTTAACAACAGAAAAACAATCAAGCATACTCCCAAGACTAGCATCAATTACAGTAACAGCAACAACAGCTACAACTGTCACTTTGAATTGGACACCTTTAGGCGATGTAGTTGCAAATAATATTACAGGATATGATTTATATAAAGATGATGTCTATGTAGAAACCTTAGGCAACGATATAAGCGGTAGAACTTTGACAGGATTAGATAGTGGAGTTACTTTCAAAATTGGTATTAGAACAAGATACACTATTGATAGTGTAGTCCAATTCTCACAAGACAGAATAGTATTTGCTACAACAACAAGGGATTTAGTTCTTGCTGAAAATGGCGATACAATAATTACAGAAAAAAGCGATATAATAATACAAGAGTGATGATTAAAAATATAATCGAATTATTAAAATATGCAGATGGGGAAACTCATAGAATAAGAATAGCACAAGGTAAATACAAACTACCAACGACACTTAGAGAAGGTTATAAAACATTGAAACAAGAAATAAAATGGCGATAGAAAAAGTAATAAATATTAACGTAAATAGCGGACAGGCTAGACAAGACTTTTCAGACTTAAATGCAGAAATAGAAGAACAAAGACAGATACTTCTTTTATTAGAGGAAGAATATTTCAAAGCCAAAAGAGCTTTAGATGCCTACAATGATGCAAATAAAATTAACCTTGCACAAGAAGCAGCGCTTAAAAATACACTTAAAGAAAGAAAAGCTGCCTTAGAAGACCAAAGGCTAGGATTAAAAAAACTTGCTGTTCGTCAAAGGGAAGCCAATCAAGCACAAAAAGAGCAAAGAATACAAACTCGACTTACTAATGATGTAGTAAGAGGAATTGACAAACTTACAGGCGGTTTTGCTACTAAGGTTGTTAAATTAACAAAAGGATTTATTTCTGGTGCAAAGAAACTTAAAGTTTTAGTTGTGGGTCTTAAAGGTTTAAGAACTGCGGTATTAGCAACAGGGATAGGTGCTTTAGCTATCGGTATAGGTTTAGTAGCGGCTAATTTCGATAAGATAAAAGCTAAATTTAAAGGTCTTACTGAGGAAGGTAGAAAAGCGGCAGAGGAACTTAAAAAAGAACAAGAAGCACTTAGAGCTTCAATTGCTAAACAAACAGCAGAGCTTAGGTTGGTGTCAAGAGCTTACGAAATGGGAACTCTGAAAGGTGATAAATTAAAACGAGCTGTAAGAGATTTAGCCAAACAATATGGCGAAGGAAATATTGAGCTGGACGAAAACAATAGACTTACAAAAGATTCTATAAAATTTATAGACGATCAAATAAAGGCTATAAAAATACAAGCACAGAACAAAGCTAGATTAACAAAGATAGAAGAACTTTATACAAAAGAAATCGGTCAACAAGCTATTGCACAGGGTGCTATAAACAACGTAAACAACAAACAAGCAGAAATAGACAGATTGAGAATCAAACTTGCAGCAGAAGAAAATCTATTTCAAAGAGAAAAACTAGTTAAAATAATAGGTGTTAGAGAAAGTGAGCTAAAAAAATTACAAGATCGTGTTAAAGTTACACAAGGGGATGTTGATAGAACAAATAAGCAAATAGATGCACAAATTAAAAAACTTGTCAAAGCAGATATACAAACCCCAGCTGAAGAATCTAAAGATAGAAAAAAAGAAGAAAAAGAAGCTGAAAAATTAGCAGCTGAAAGAAGATCAAGAGCAGAAAAAGAATTGGCAAGACAAGAAGCAGAAAACCAATTAAAAATAGATCAAGAAGAAAGATTACAAGCTAAGATAGCAGAAATTAAAAACAAAGTAAGA